GGATAGGGCCTGCGGGTGCGTGTACGCCTTCCGCCCCAATATCACCAACCCACGCCCATTAGCTCTTTAAGAGTTGATGGACAGGTATCCAGCGCACACGGGTTGACAACCGTGTACGGCTTTGCGATCCGCTGCTCCACTTTGTAAGTGGACTCGGCTCTTCAGTGAAAAACTGAAAGATCGCACAATCGTCGTTGAACGCTAGGCGCTTGGAGTGACCGGTAACGGTCCTCGCTAGCACCTTCCAGACCTGGTGTCGACGGCAATATCTGACAGGACCAGATATCACCGGCGGTAACCGGGTATGGAGTCCAACGGCACCTGAGTCAATAAAGCAGTCTGGAAAATCCAGACCGCGCCTGACCCTCTCGGCGGTACACATAAGCCATCTCTTATAGAGGTGATTATGTAGTTCGGCGAGAGAAAGGATTGACTCAGGGTCCTCAGTGTACGGTCCCCTCCAATAGGCCGGAGTTATACTCACGCCCCTAAAGGAGTCCACTCCGCAAGATTCTCTGAAGTTACCTTCATTGAATGACTTGTGGGTGTTAACCGAGAAGCAACAAGCTTCAAGGAGGGCCGTTACTGAGTCCCAGCTGTCTTTGGGGATGACCAGGTCATCACCAAAAACGGACACCCCAGTTATTCCTAGGATATTCTTGAGCGTGGGCGCAAGCCCTCGCGCATGCAGTACGCCGCTAAGGCATATTGCGAGAAAACCTAAAGATTCAACTGGGAACGTGACGGCGCTACCCATCATAGAATATTTGCGTAAGCAAATAATCTCAGGAGATTTCGAAGAAATCTTCTGCGATAGATGACGGGTACGGACAGCTCGAAGGGCCCGGAGTAGGGTTGGATTAGCCCTAAACAGGTTCCCGACGAACCAGCAGGAGACCGAGTCACTAGCGGCCGAAAGGTCGATAGTGCAAAGTTCTCCTGTCTCACTACCGGAGATACAAAGAGCTTGGTTCTGAGTTTGATCGTCAAAGCGAACAAACTTAGAGATCCATGTACTCTTTGTCCTGGAGTAAAAGTAGTCCAGCAGATTCTGCTGACACCACTGTTTACTGGCAGGCTCCGCGGCTATAAGCCTCGGAGTATCTACGGTCTTGGGAACAGCGACCAATCGACTTGCAACGAGGCTCTCACCTCGAAGCTCGTCATATTGTACGCTGCCTGCCCAACTCGCGTAACTATGGAAACCATAGTCGGCGATCGGGAATTCGCGTTCCAGGAAAGAGTCCCATGACTTCCAGCAATATTTGTTGGAAGTTCGAGGTCCTTCTGAAACAGCACCTGGTCCATGCTTGAACCTCCAATCGCTAGGAGCGTAAGCTCCCAGTGTGGAGGTAAGAATACCTGACACTTTGTCAAGTATCCATAGGAGCGACTGACATCCTCGTCTGCGGAAATCCGCAACATCAGAATGAGACCCTTTTGCTTCCTGGTAGAAACCGGGTGCATAGACATCTCCTTCTGGTGTATCCCAACTCACGTCGGGTTGAGGTAACGAGGCGTCATGGTCAATCAGTTTCTTGACCTCTCGGTCAATAGCCGATTGACTACATTGATACCTTGCCTTCTTCCCTAGCAGGTAAATTTGCCTGATAAAGAAGATCGCTTGGATATCAGGGTCGTCCTTCAAGCGCCCGTTCTTGTCGAAAACAAGTAGGAATAGCCTCCTAAGAAACTTAGGAGCTTGTTCCCCCTTACTCGCCCTCTTCGTTAGAGGAAGATGAGAAGGGACGTACTGTCCTTGTGCTAAGCACCGGTCAAAGTGCTTACCACAAGACACGAGGTCTATGGTGATGAGCCGTAGACCCCGAGCCTCGACAGAACGGCGGAGTGAGGACATATCTTTCGATAGATCCTTCTCCAGCGCTGGGTATGCACGAGCTGCATCCTGGAAGATGCCCTCGTACGTGCCGATTAAGCCAACGTCGCTCTTAGACATGATTAACCTTATGGTTAGTGATGTCCGACGCGTTAGGCGATCAATCAGGGGAGTCTTACGACTCCCAGCCCAAGAGCTTAGTCAAGACTGCTCCGGACGAGGCGATCGCTAGATCGCAAACACCGTCCGCCAGCTCAATGCTGTCCTCACCGGGTAAACACTCGATG